CAGACGACCGCTGGAAAAGTTGAAAAAATCAGTTTATATAAACCCCAGAAAACGTACGTACGTACGGTCGATGCAACAAAGGGAACTTTGTCCCACATCCTGGCTAAAGCGGCGGATAAAAAACACAAATGGGACAAGCCCACTTGTGGGAACTTTGTGCACAGAAGTAGTGCACAAAAGTGACATGGGTAATACTAGCCATGTCACTTAAAACTACACAAAACGGAACTATTTGGGGAATAATTCCGTTAAGCACACATTTTTGGACACACCAAAATTGCAAGAAATCAAAATATTTTGTACCAAATAAAAATACAAGATTGGTACATCGTACTAAATTAAAAAAAACAAGATTAGTACAAATTTTTTGTTAACTTTTACAGGTCAAAACCTCTAGAATTTGCGTAATTTAAGCGCCATCGGTTTTGTTGTTCTTGGGCACGAAAAAGACGTGCAGCCCTAGCAGTACTATAATGAGAGTACACAGGAGGTACGTTACGACCCCATCCGCGATTCCATCGCGGTCTACGAGGAGTAGTGTGTCTCCAGTTACGCGAATGATGCGGACGGGCATTACGAATTTGAGCAGGTATATACGGCATAATTAATGACTAAATTACAAAATCTTAGCGTCCGTATCTACCTCTGTAGCGGGGGGGGTATCCGCGTCGGGGATTACGACGCACCCGAGCCCTAGGGCGTCTAACAACCCGCGGGCGAGTTGCCGTATAACCCGAGCGAGTTTGGCGAGAGTATCTTCTGGTTGCATATGATCGCGGCATAGTAAATAATGACGATGACGTGAAATCTTATAATTCAGCATCATTTTTAATATCATCATTGGTCATATCTCCATCCTGGGCATGCTGACGACGACCATTAGTTTGCCCGTCGCGGAGAATCTTCTCGGCGGCAATCATCTGGAAAGGATGAGCCACAACACCAGCAGGCAACGTTTGGGTGAGCAAGTAAGGATTAACCTTGCCACGAATATAAGCCTTCTTCGGAGGAAGAGACTGCTTAGACGCCTGCATAGTTTCATGGTAATCAAAATCGATCATAACGTTGTGAGGGGAACACAAATTCCCCGTAACAAGATTGTCACCATTCTTGCTTAACTCCGCAGACTGTAGTTGGCCATTAATGGCAACGAGAATAGATATGGTACTATCACAAAATTGGTCGCCGTTAACATATGTACGCCCGGACGAAACATAGCCGCCAAATTTGATAGAAACATCCTTGTTTCCACCAGAAGGAATACCGAACTTCATACGCTCCTTCTGGGTAAACTGAACATCTTCGGCTTTGCAATAACGAGACTCAGGCAACAACTTGACATAAGGGTTGCTGAACGTATCAGACGGACCAGGAGAATCCCCGCCTACCATAACAACGCCTTGAGAACTCTGCTTCTGAACAACGTAACCATCGTTAATAGCACGAGCATACTGACGCAAAGGTTTCATAGGAAAAACGGAGTCATAGACAGCATCAATTGGCGTGGCGGGTTCGTTCTTCTGCTTTTTCTTGATGACAATGATCTCAATAAAAGCACCCGTAGGACCCTTATTAGAAAACGACATCTTAACACCGCCATCACAGATCATCGGACGAATAATGGGCCTGTTCCACGTCGGGATATTAGGGTTGTACTGAGTCCCAGCACCCGAAGCTTCGATATCAGCGCTCTTAATCATGTAAGGCGAATTAATCGCCGACAAAGGATTAGACTGGTTAAAAAGAGCCGTTTGAATCTCTGGGACATCAGCATTTAAAGTAGATTCAGCCGATACCTTGTTGATGAAAGGCGCCATCAAAGCAAAACTCTGATTCTCTAGATCGGCCATATTAACCGGAGAATAAAAGCACTTCCCATTCGAAGCGTCAGGGGTGGCGCCCACGTTCAAGTCAAGAAAATACGTAGAAACATTGCTTGAAATAAAAGTGCCATCAACCTTCGGATAATGATACCCTGTATTGTTAAAAGGGCGCAAGATAGTGTTGTCCGTCAAATAGTTGTTATTTGACAACGTTGTACCGCGATGACGATACGTAAACATATGCACAGAACGTTGCTCAGAATCGCCTAAAATCTGGACCTGTGCCTCAAGATTCATAGTCGCCTTCCGGTTCAACATGCTCATCAACCACGCAACGTTATCATGGTAAACAGGTTGAGTCAAACGCATACTAGCCGATGGCTCAGAAGGAACACCTCCAGTAAACATGTTCCTGGACCCGGGAACTGCAATGATTTTACGAGCTGAGCTAACGCTAAGTGGATCAGAAGCAACAGGCTCAGCACTGCCAGTGCGAGCACGCTTGTTAGTTGCCCACTTCCAACCTTTCTGAATCTTGTCAATGACATTCTTCGCGCGAGTAAACCCAGCACCAGCCGTGTTGTCAACACGAGCAGCAAATGAAGGATCGCTCATGTAGCGCATAGCATATTTGAAGGCTACAGTGCCAACAGAGAGGCGTTCGCCTGAAGGGCCAATTATAACGTGTTGTCCGGACATAGTAAATAATGACGATGACACGAAATCTTATAATTAGTTAGCAGGATTAAAATTTGCAACAATTGCCTCTGGCTCGGGCACAGGAACTAAATCGCCTATCTGTCTAACTTCAGTTATACGCCGGCTCAGCTGCTCCAAATCCTCGCGAGTAGACCACATTACAGTGGGGGGATGGGGGGAGGTTACGTAAATTTTCTTGGCGGCAAAATTGACAGTACCACCCTTGACCTCCAGCTGTAAAGGGTACTCGTCAAACAAACGCAACAAAAAAGTAAAAGTAGAAAAATTGCAGCGATAGTCATCTAAAACGACGGGGGAGACTCCGTCGTATCCGTCCCACCACTTGGAGGAGTCCATGGATTTCCAGAAAGCATCCTCTCCCGCTTCAGCGCGCGCAGCATGGCTCTTCCCTCCTCCTGTGGCTCCATGAAACCAGTGGACCTCTGTCTTGGCATTTCTGGGCTTTGAAAACAAGGCGGCATAGGCAGTGAGTCCTCGATTGTATCGGATAAAATCTCCGGGGTGATCTTCGGCGATAGTCCTAATCGTCTCACCATCACGGAGACGCTTGCCAATTTCAGCAAGATCTGTCCGACTGCCTTGTCCAGGTCCGCTTGGCCGGTCTCCAAACTGGACAAACCCGAAGGCTGCGGCGAGATCACGCGATTCCTCTTTCTCACAGTAGGCGATAGCTTGTTCGGGAGTCCCGCCAGCGGGTTCGAGATGGGGTCTACAAGGGCCGAACAACTGGGACACTCCTGCAAGGGTCCTCGGGTTAGCAAATGACACGAATCCCTGCAGATGGGGCGTCCCTGTGGTTGGAGCAATCTCGGGCTGGTAGCATAGATATTTGGCCACCGGGGCCGTGGACTGGTCGATAAAGAGTCGTTGAGCATCTGTGTAGTTCGAAACGGTCCAGCACCAGTTTCGAGATCGTCCAGGCATTTCTCTTCTTCCATCCTCGAATTATGATCGAGAAGGCTGAAACATCAAGAGAAATGACCACTCTGCCGTGCGTACGGCCAACCTGCGCCAAACGGTGGGACAAATATAGCCAGTAAAACCCGGTTTTGGGGTGGACACAAAAACGGGGGACGCTTTGACGGACCTCTACTAAAGAGGTCTAATCGCCAAAACAATCGCTGGCTTCGCCATTCCACCGTACCCGAAACGAATCCTAACGGACTCTCAATTTTTGGGTAGCGGAGCAGAAACAACCGGGCATCACCCCAAAACTGCCTTTTCATCTTTTGACAGACGACCGCTGGAAAAGTTGAAAAAATCAGTTTATATAAACCCCAGAAAACGTACGTACGTACGGTCGATGCAACAAAGGGAACTTTGTCCCACATCCTGGCTAAAGCGGC